GAATCGGATTTTAAGGTTATCGGCACCACGCTGGTTCAGAACAAGACCACCGGCGTAAAGATGACCGGAACCATGACAATCTACTACGGAACACCCATCTTTATCAAGATGGTGCAGGATTACAAGAAGACCGGCAAGATGACGTTCTTTAACCTGCAGATCGAGAACGACGATCCGTCAACTTCCGTGGGCAAGCAGACTGTAGTTTATTACAACTGCAAGCTCAACAAGGCGCCTATGTCTATGCTCGACGCAGACGCGGACTTCCTTGAGGAGGAAGTGGGCTTCTCGTTTACCGACATCGAGGTTCTCGACTGGTTCCATGATCCGGCAACAGTAGGCTAACCAAGATCAACCAAGACAGGGGGAATATATCATGAGTATCAAGGCATTTATGCAGCCGCCCGTTGAGGCGGAGACCAAAGAGGTTATAATTTCGGCGCGGTTTGCTGATGAAAAAGGCAAACCGCAGCCTTTTGTTATCCGGGCGATCAGTCAGGAAACAAACGAGGCCCTGCACAAGCAGGCCAGCCGCCCGATCAAGAAGAACGGCGTTATAGTAGGCGAAGACCTCGACACTACGAAATACGGGCGTCTGTTGGTGCTGGCTTGCACCGTGGAACCGGATTTCAAGAACAAAGAGATCTGCGACTATTACAAGACAATGGATCCGGCGGAAGTACCTAGCAGGATGCTCAGCGCCGGGGAATACGCGAAGCTGGTCAAGGAGATCAACGAGCTCAACGGGTTCGTTTCTCAGGATAACAGTGAAGCGTTAGAGGAAGAAGCAAAAAACTAGCATATGAGGATACGCTGGATTCGCTTTTGTGCCGCTATATGCTCACAGAACACGGCGTTTTTCCTCATGACGTTATAAATATAGACTTACGCGAAAAACTGCTCATGAAGGCGCTTTTGGAGCGCGAATCAAAAGAGCGGGAAAAGATCAAGAAGAAGAGGTGACGGCATGCCTGGAATAAAAGAACAACTAAGCATCACAGATGGCTTTTCGCAGACGTTCAAGGCGTTCCAGAATGCCGCAAACGGCGCTACGCAGTCAGCTGATAATCTCAACGAGAGCATCAACGATGTGGGCAACAACGACAGCATGGAACGGCTGATCGCATCCATAAATCGGGCGTCCAGCACGCTTGAAGACATCGCCAACAGTCAGAAAAAGGTCACAGATGAAACCAAGAAGACCGCTGAAGCTTCCGGGGACTGGCTGAGCAAGATCAAGGGCGTGGCGGCGTCCATAGGCACCATGAAATTGGCTCAGGGGTTCGTTGAACAGGCGGATGCTATGAGCCAGATGCAGGCTAAACTGGGCGCAATAAACGACGGGCTCCAGACAACCGACGAGCTTAACAAAATGATCTTTGCATCGGCGCAGCGGTCAAGAGGATCCTATGAAGACACGGCAAACCTTGTTACAAGGCTGGGCATGAATGCAAAAGAGGCGTTCAGCACCAACCAGGAACAGATCACCTTTGCGGAGAATCTGAACAAGGCGTTCAAGATCGCCGGTGCTTCCGGCCAGGAACAGGCCAGCGTTATCCTTCAGCTGTCACAGGCTCTTGCCGGTGGTATATTACGCGGTCAGGAATTCAACGCGGTTATGTCGGGTGCACCTAACGTGATCCGACAGATCGCTGAATACATGGACGTTCCGGTCGGTGAGATGCGCAAGCTTGCCGAAGAGGGTGCCATCACTGCGGATATCGTAAAGAACGCGCTCATATCTGCGACAGACGATATAAACGCTCAATTCGAGCAGATGCCGCAGACATGGGGCGGCATTATCCAGAGCGGCAAGAACTATCTGATATTCGGCTTACAAGAAGCCTTCGCGGACTGGACGGCGTTTATCAATACCGAACAGTTCCAGGAAGTCATGAACATGCTGCTTAATGCGGTGATCGTGCTGGCCCGCGCAGGCGCACAGGTTCTGATGGGCTTAGCAAATGCCGTGATCTGGGTCAAGAATAATTGGGAACAGCTGGCACCGGTCGTTTATTCAGCCGCGGCGGCGTTCCTTGCCTTCAAGGCGGTGAGCCTTGCCGCATCGATAGCACCGGCAATCGGTTTTGCTATCACGCACGGCTGGCTGCTGTTGTTGGGCGCGGCTATCGTGCAGGGCATCCAGGTAGCGCGTGACATGGGCGCGACGTGGGAAGACGTCGGAAGAGTCATCGGCACGGTGTTCGGCGCATTGTACGCGACCGTGCATAATATCATCGCTAATATCTGGAACGTGACCGCTGAGTTCGTGGAGTTCTTCGCGAATGTCTGGAATGATCCTATCGGTTCCATCGTGCGGCTGTTCACAGGCATGGCCGACACCATCCTGGGCGTTTTAGAGCGCATCGCAACGGCTATCGACAAGGTCTTCGGATCTTCGCTGTCCGATACGGTCAGCGGATGGCGGAACGGCCTGCAAAGCTGGGTGGATGAGAAATACGGCGAAGCGAAGATCAAAGTAGACCGCATGGATTACGCGGACTATTACGACACGGCCGTCCAGTTCGGTGAGAAGGGCGCGAAGCTTGCCACCGATATCGAGGGTTTTGTTTCCGACTTCACGAGCGGATTCAGCGCCCTGGATGAGATCAACAGCCAGCTCTCCGGGCTGGACGATATAGCCCTTGCCGTGGGTTCCACGGGTGAGATCGCCAATGTCGGCACAGTTGGCGAAGTAAAGGGCGATGTCAATCTGGCAGAGGAAGACGTCAAGATCCTGCGTGATCTGGCCGAGATGAAGTACATGCAGAAGGTCGAGCTGAAAACGCTGGCACCTGAGATCAATGTTTCCATCCCTGAGAGCGCGGCAGGCACGCTGACCAACGAAGACGTCGCGGAAGCTGTCAGGGTGGTGCTGATCGAACAGGCTGCAGCGCATACGGCAACGGCACACTAACATAGGAGGGCGGCATGAAGATCGAGCCTAAAACAAAGATATGGTTGGAGTTTGGCGGTGAAAAGTTCCTGCTGCCCGTTAATCCTGAAGAGCTGGAGATCACGAAAGGCTCAAACCCGAGCCAGTTCATGATTATGGGCGTGGGACAGATAGACATCCCGCAGCTGTCCAACCTGCAGAAAATAAAATTTGACTGTTTCTTTCCGGGGACAACGTTAGACCCCTATACCATCGCGGAAGCCCAGCCGCCTAAGTATTACATGGACATTCTGAGAAATGCCATGAACACGGCACAGGTCGGGCGGTTCACGATCTACCGCAAGGGCAAGAACAACATGAACATCCGTGTCACGGTCAAAAATTTCCAGACCACCGACAAGGGCGGGGAGCCGCTGGATGTGTCGTACAGCCTGGAACTGTTGGAGTATCGCAAGACCAAGCCTGAAAAGGTGGTTGTCAAGAAGTCCAACAATCTCACAAAGACTGCGAGCCGTGAAGTACAGCGCACCGTCGACAAGCCGGTGCTGAGAGTGGGCGCGAAGGTCGTTGCCAATGGCAATTATTACTATTCCTCATACGGCGACGAACCGCACGGGACAGCGAAGAATCTGGACATTGAGGTGAAGCGCATCGTGCCTGGTAGGGCTTATCCGGTGCTGATCGGGACGCACGGCTGGATCAAGGAAAGCAACCTTCAGATAAAGGGGTGATCAGATGGATATATCCCTAAAAGTTATAACGAAAAAAGACAATAAAGAGACCATCAAGGACTATGCGCCGGTGATGGTCGAGGCTAACTATGTAACAAACCGCACCAATTCACCGGGCAAGTTTACGTTTTCCACGGTGGAGGATGCGGGAATCGATATTGAGATGGGTTCCGCGATCTATGTCACGCTTGAAGGCATGGACATTTTCAAAGGCTATATCTTCAGCGCTGAGAGACAGCGGAATCATAAGGTCACATATACCGCATACGACCAGCTGCGCTATCTGAAGGCTAAGGCATCGTATGACTTCCGGGCGCGGTCGCTGGGCGACATCATAAAGACCATAGCCTCGGACTTCAACTTAGAAGTCGGGGAGATCGCCGACACAGGTTACAAGCTTCCGAGCCTTCGGGCTGAGAATGAAACCTGTTTGGATATCATCGAGGATGCGCTGGCACAGACCATCAAGCAGACCGGCAAGATATTCCTGTTCTATGACGATTACGGCAAGCTGACACTGATTGAAGCCAGCAAACGCATATGGGACAAACTGATCGGTGACGCGAGTTTGCTTTCGGATTATTCTTACCAGCGAAGCATCGACAGCGATACATATAACCGCGTGAAGCTGGCTAGACCGAACAAGGACACCGGCCGCGCGGATGTGTACATGTATGAAGACTCAGACACGATCCGTCAATGGGGCTTGCTGCAATATTACGATACCGTGGATGAAAACATGAACGCGGCTCAGATTGAGGAACTGTGTCAGAACTATTTGAAATATTATGACAGGATCTGGCAGACTTTGAAGCTTAAAAAGGTCATCGGAGAGCCTGAGCTTCGGGCGGGCTGGATCATTCCGGTGCGCATAAACGAAATCGCAGCGACCAATACGACCAGGATGTTTTTGACTGAGCGTATCAGCCACAAGATCACCGGCAACAGCCACACGATGGAAATAGAGGTTCGCAATTTTAATGACCTGGGAGGTATTGCGTAATGGAATTGATAGATACAATACATCAGATCATCAACCAGAGCCTTGACGCATTCCAGACAACAGAACTGGCCATCGGCACGGTGGCAACGGTAAACCCGCTGAGCGTGACATTGAACACGAACCTTCCTCCGATCCCGGAAGAGGCACTGATCCTGACTGATTCGGTCAAACAGCGTATCGTGCATGCCACAGATGGCACGGGCAAGGGCACCGGAACCGGCAAGGTCAGAATATCGCAGGAAGACGTTGACGTTACGGACGTGGATGTCACGGATGTGGAGATCGACGTTGAAGTCCAGAGCGACCTTCAGGTCGGGGATGCGGTGATCCTGCTTCGGGTCATGAAAGGCCAGCAATTCATCATTCTGTCAAAAGTAGTTTAGGAGGGGAGTCATGGCGGTAAATACATTGCCGGAAGGGACTGATCTTGAGGATCTGGTCAATGAGTCCCTGCCGACGAACACATTCTTAATAAATCCCGAAGGCGATCAGATCGCGGGCATGAATGAAGACCTTGAGGCCATGCGGCAAGCGGTCGAGATCATCCTGACAACAAAACGATTCAATTATCAGATATACACGTCCAACTTCGGCGTGGAGCTGGACGATCTGATAGGAGAGGATCCCGATTATATAGAGTCGACACTGCCCGAGCGCATCAGGGACGCGTTTTCGGTGGATGACAGGATCCTGATGGAAAAGAACTATGTATTTGAGATAAACGGCGATAAAATGCTGGTCATGTTTGACGTAGTGACAGTATTCGGCACGTTTGGGACGGGGGTGCAGATCTGATGATTGATTTTTCCGGATACACAAAAGAATACATCGAACAGGAAATGCTGGGTCAGGTAGATCCCGACATCGACACCCGCGAAGGCTCCATGGTGCAGACAGCCGTCGCGCCCGGCGCGTGGTGGCTTGAGGGCATGTATCTCGACATGGACAAGATTCAGCAAAACTCCAACAGCCAGACCGCGGTCGGGGCATATCTGGATCTGATCACCGAGAGCCGCGGCATCGCACGCAAGCCCGCGACACCCGCAGTCAGACAGGGCACGTTTAACATGGCGATCCCGCAGGGGTCAGTATTTAAGACCATAAACGGCGCAGACAGCGTGAATTTTGTATCGGGTGATCTGATCAGTTCCGGCGCGACCTACGTATACGAGATGACCTGCGAGACCGCCGGAATCATCGGCAACAGTTACACCGGCGCGATCATGCCGGTCACGGCGATCAATGGCCTGACATTGGCAACCATCGGAACCATTATCACGGTCGGAACCGACGAAGAGACCGACGCAGCGCTCCGGGCACGCTACGCTGAAAGCTTCGAGGTCGCAGGGTTTGGCGGCAATATTTCCTCATACCGCAACACGATCCTGAGCCTTTCCGGCGTGGGTGCTGTACAGGTGTATCCGTCGTATAACGGCGGCGGCACGGTACTGTGTTCTATTCTGGATGATAATTACGAACCCGCGCAGTCAGCTCTAATAGATGCGGTTCAGAACTATATCTGCCCGCCGGTCAATGCGCCCTCATCGCTGGGCTTCGGCATGGCACCTATCGGCGCAGAAGTCACGATATCGACCGGAACGGCGCTGGCTATCGATGTGGCCTGCACAATTCAGTGGGATACCGGACACGGCGGCGCAACAGACATCCAGGCGGTCGAGGATGCCATTGACGCATATATCAAATCGGCCGCGCAGAGCTGGGGCGATGCGATAGTCGGTTATACGGTACAGTATACCGTTACAGTATATCTTGCGCGGGTCATATCCGCGATTCTGGCCGTTGAGGGCGTTATCAATGTTACCGGCGTGACACTGAACGGCTCCGCGGCGGACGTAAGCTGTACGGAAACAGCGGCGCTGCAGGAAATACCTGAGATGGGGACGGTGACAATATCATGATAGAAATCGCGACAAAGGAAGAGCTGGTGGCCATGCTTCCCGAGCTGTTCCAGCAGATTATCGAATATCCCGAGATCATGAAGGCATGGGCTGAAGGTCTGGGCATGGCGGGCGGTCTTGAGCAGCAGGTTTGGGATAATCTGTATGTTCAGACCTGCGATGAACCCACACTTGAACAGTACGAGGCGCTGTTGGGGCTGGTTCCTGCGCCGGGTGACTCGTTAGAAATCCGGCGTCAAAGGGTCATGTCAAGGCTGGCAATCTCGATCCCATATTCCGAGCGCAAGATGCGGTCGGTCTTCGATGAAATCTTCGGCTCCGGTACGTATACGCTGATCGTCGATACCGCCAACCAGAGTGTTGACATGAGCTTCAACGTGCACATTGACGGTGCGATCCTGACATTCTGTACGACCTGGTATTCGATGGCACCGGCGCACATGGCATTCACAGTAAACGAGGATATCACAACCGATATAGACGGCGATATGTACTTCGGCGGCTGTGTCGATTGTACGGAATATACAAACATAGCATAGGAGGGGAATAATGGCTAACTTCAACCTCACGATCACCAATGAGGGCGCTGCGTTCCTGGCTAACATTATAGCCACCCAGGGCAGCGTTGAATTCACGGAAATGCGTTTTTCAACGACCAACTACGTAGGCCAGGAAGCGACACTGACAGAGGGCGCATGGACGGGTACGTTTATCACCGCTGCACCGTCTGCGTCTGTGGTAGATTCCACAACAATCAATGTGGCTGCGTCATTCGACAACACCACCCTGACCGCGCCCAAGGATCTGTATTCTATCGGTCTGATCGGGGATGATGGCAACGATACCGCGCTGGTAGCGGTAGCAACGACCAGCGATCCCGCAAAGATCAGCGAATTCATATTAAACCCGTCATACTACGCCTATAACTTCAATCTGGGCGTATCCAGCACATCCGGCATCACAGTCACCGGTTCCATGGCAGGTGCGCTGTTCGTGTC